ATTCTGTTTTTAAATTAGCAAGTAACGTTTTAAATTTAGATATATATATTTCTACAAAAAATGGATTCGTCCATTTTTTTATAATTTTACGATTTGTACATTCTTGTATTGTATAATTGTACATTCCATTTTCAATCACTGCAGTATACTGATCATTCAACACTAATTTATTCAATTCTACCCGAATCGTATCGCGAAATAGAGTAGGATTCTCTACAATACGCATAGTTATATACTATGCAAGCTAATGTTTCTAAATCAATTTTTCTTATTCATCATCTGATACTACAAAACCATCTTTAACATACCCTTCTTTTGTCAGATTTAATCCAGTCGTATCTTCTTCCGAAACGTCTGAATCTGAATTTATATCTTCAAATCCGCCCATTAACTCTTCGTATATTTTTTCCCATTCAACTATAGTAAGAGCTTCTTGTGGATTTACAAGCAAACATTTCCCGTAAAATATTTTATTATCCACTGGTGGAGGGAAATCATATTTTACTATTTTGGACGATTCTTTTTGCTTTGTACGACCATACAAATAAATCGTCTTTCCATTTATTTTCCAAATACATTTGCGCTTTCCGTAATCAGCAACATCCACATCTTTAATCTCCTTCAATGTGCCTTTGCGATCAATAAGAATATACATAACTTGTAGTATGCTGCTATATTTAAATATTTTCAATTTTTATTATAATAAAAATTGAAACGTTTTTACCCAATTTGGATTTGTATTCTGGATCGATCTATCAAAAATGGCAAATACTTGGAACTCGGGCGAAATTATTTACGACAAGGATGAAAATTATCAGGTCATTACACTTGAATATGGCGGGACGTCAGTTCGTGCTCTCATTCCAGAAGATGCAGAAACTGATAATCCGATTGCTATAATTATGCCTGTATTTGGACGCGGCGACTGGGTATGGTTTGATCCTACTTATCTCTTTACGGCCAAGTCTATGATTCCGACAATCCTCAACAAGTGGGCGAACTACCAGGGAGCAACAGAAGAAGAAACAAAACAGGTTCAAGCGCTTTTGGTGTTTTATGCAGAACGGGCGCGAGGAATTATGAAGAATCTGTAAGGTAAGAGGGTAAAGAGGGTAAAGAGGGTAAAGGGGTTGTGGGTTTTACTTTTTCTTTTTGTAACATAATACATGTTAATTTATACTGTTTTATTTTTTCTTCTCTTTCTTTCTGATACTCTTCAAACCGTTGTCTAGTATCATCGCATGCAATTTTATATGCAGGTGGATGAGTTATATCATAATGATCTGCATAGGCTTTATCCATACTAATAATAAATATTATTTTAAATTGAAAATGATTTAGAATTCTTTTCTAAACAATTATCATGTCAATTTCCATATGTAATACATGGGAAGTTGGTCATATATTTGAATGTACAACAAGTTATGATGTAACCGTTTCAACCGTTAATGGAATACTTGTTCGTTGTTTAACTAAAGTGGACGATATTCTACCATGTGCAGTTATTTATCACATAAAAAATAACGGTGATTGGATATTATTTGATGACTCTATTAAGAAAGAAGATCGTATTGGGATTCCACGTGTTCTTAACGATTTAAATTTAGATATAGAACCGCGTCTTTTTATAAATGCAAAAAAGGTAGCCCAAACTATTATGTACCAACTTCAATCTTTTTAAAAAATTGATTAAAAAATAAATAAAGTAATACTGGATAAAATGGCGTATACTGTTATTACAAAAGAAGGAAAGAATAAATTGTATGTAGTTGCTTATCGTCACATACCTATGTTTGAAATAGGAGTTAAAGTACCTGATTATGCTTATTATGTACAATATGTAGATAAAAAACAACAGATTTTTGATACGAGTTTAAACCCACCTAAAATGATTACATTTGGAAATGTTATGGAATTGGAAGAAGAAAAAATAAAGGCAATTTCAGATACGATTACAATAATAGAAAAAATTATGTCGGAAATTTAACGTCTAGATTTCCTCGATTTTCTACTTTTTTTAGATTTACGACGAGATTTTCTACCGCCATAATATTCGTCCGATTTATCATCGCATAGTTTAGGTATAAATTTATCAATTTCTGGAATTAATAATGTCGAAATAGTTAATAAGTCATTATTATAACTAGTTGATCCTATACTCTTACGTTGTTTAATATATTCTTTTAATATTTCTATATCATTAAGCATGTCTCTTCTTATCATGACGCTTCTCATTTTTTTTAAATCTTGTTTAACAAATCTGAACCTACCTATTGTTGGTTGCTGTTCTAATTCGTTATTAGTCATTTCGTAATATTTATTTATAACACCAATAGTACTATTCTCATCCATACTATAAAAAAAGATTATAATTTTTTAAACATTAATATATTGCGAATCTACGACATACCTTGTTCCATTATAAGTAAACGCAACCGATCCCGACAATTTGTTGAAGAACTCCATACAGACATTTGATTCCATTTGTAAAAACTTTACATATGCAATATTTTGTTCTTCAAAACTACACTCTTTCACACATTCTACTCCAAACAAATCTTTCAGTGCATCGCGCACATTATTGATATCCGTAGAACGAACAATGACGGGCGGAAGTTGAATTAGGCGAGACATTTAAATACTTTCTAAACCTTGTTTAATATATTTCAATTTTAAATAGAATATACGAAATATCGTGCGCCATTATATTTAAAAACGATTGGACGATTCGACGATAATGATCTTACTATTTTTTGAATTTGTTTAGTTGATTTTACTGGGTTAAAATAAACTCGTGCACTGGTATTTGATTGATATGTATAATGGTCTATATAATCTTGTTGAAATATATAATTTACTGCTTTGTAGACATTTTGAATATTGGTGGATTCAACCATAATTGGCGGAATTTGAAAAAGATCCATGATATTATATATAAAATATTTGTTTCAATTGTAATTAAATAGTATATTCTATCAATAACTATGGGAAACCAGAATACTAAAAAAGTAAGTTTTCAAGATATACAATATGCACAAACCAATGAACGTATCTTAATTATTAATACTTTACCTGAAAGCGAACAAACTATTTTAATTTATAAAACTGTACCTATTTGTAATGAAATTGTAGAAGTTGAAAAAGCAATCAAACAAAAAAATAATATTATAATTTACGGTAAACATAGTAATGATGAAACGATTTACTTGAAATATACACAAATTACAAAATTAGGTGGTTCAGTTTACGTATATATAGGTGGATTATTCGAATGGTTATTATTACAAGACATCTATGGAAAGGAATTATTCAAAACAACAACAAATACTATAGACATTTTAAAATTTAAACCAAACAATATATTAAATACAAATTATATTACGTATTAAGTATATGGTAGGCGGATTATTAAATTTAGTTGCCGTAGGAAATCAAAATATCATTTTAAATGGAAATCCACAAAAAACATATTGGTCAAGTACCTATAAACGAATCACTAATTTTGGTATGCAGAATTTTAGGCTAGATTATGAAGGATTACGACAACTTGCTCCAACAACAGAAACGAATTATACATTTAAAGTAAAACGATATTCGGAATTGTTAATGGATACCTATTTTGTTATGCAACTTCCAGATATTTATAGTCCTATTTATGCAAATCAAACGTCCAATCAATGGGTTCCCTATGAATTCAAATGGATTAAAAATTTAGGGGCAATGATGATCAAATCCATCAAATTTACAATTGGCGGAAATTTAATTCAACAAATGACAGGTACAGATATAGTATTATTAGCAAATCGTGATTTATCTGCAACTCAGAAAAAGAAATGGGATAATATGGTTGGAAATATACCAGAATTATACGATCCAGCGAATGCACTTGGTAGAAATAATCGTTATCCAAATGTTGCTTATAATGCAGGAATTATACCCGAACCATCCATTCGTGGAAGACAATTGAGAGTGCCATTACCTGTTTGGTGGGGTTTTACATCACAACAGGCATTCCCACTAGTTGCTCTTCAGTACAATATTTTACAAATTGAAATTACCATACGTCCCTTGCGAGAATTATTTCAAATCAAAAATGTACTCGATTCTGCTAATTTTTATCCCGTAATAGCTCCCAATATGACTATTTTAGAACACCAATTTTATAGATTTATTCAACCTCCTCCTAATGTAGAATTAACCTATACTTCATTAAATAATAACTGGAATGAAAATACACATTTATCATGCCAATATTGTTTTTTATCAGAAGAAGAGGCAAAACTGTTTGCTCTACAACCTCAAAAATATTTGGTAAAAGAATATCACCAAACTCTTTTTTCAAATGTTGCAATTGCTGATAAAGTATGGTTACAAAATTCAACAGGATTGGTATTGAATTGGATGTTTTTATTTCAAAGGTCCGATGTAAATTTGCGTAATGAATGGAGTAATTATACAAATTGGGAATACGATTATTTACCAAAACCAATAACATTGTTACCTCAAACTATGAAACGCGGCCTATATACAATTAATGGATATGGCAGTAGTCCATTAGATGGTCGTCCAACTTTACTGTATGGAACCGGAGATTTACATGCAGAAAATCAGAAAAATATTCTATTACAATTTGGTATTACATTTGATGGAACCGTTCGCGAAGAAACTCGAAATGCAAGTATATATCTTCAAGATCAGCAATATTTAGTTAGTGAAGGATATGGATCTGCAGGATTAGATGGATTATATACATATAATTTTGCATTAAAAACGTCACCTTTTATTTTACAACCATCCGGCGCTATAAATTTAAGTAAATTTTCAAAAATAGAATTCGATTTTACAACCATAACTCCCCCACTTGATCCTGATTCTACTTATTTGACCATTTGTGATCCAGAATTAAATCAACAAATTGGTGTAAACAAAGCAGCTTATAAGGTATATATGTACAATTACAATGTATATGTATTAGAAGAACGGTACAATATACTTACATTTTTATCAGGTAATGCAGGAATGATGAATGCACGATAAATTAACAAATTATAATATAAATACATCACTCATCCAATTATATGGAAATACCATGGGCAGAAAAATATAGACCGACTAAATTCTCCAATATTGTATTGAATCCATATAATGAATTGCTTTTTAAAAGTATGATTGAACAAGAATATATTCCAAATATGTTGTTTTTTGGACCGCCAGGTACTGGTAAAACAACTACCATTATTAATTTAATTAACATGTATCAAGAAAAAAAACAAGAAATGAATAAAGGGTTGACCATACATTTGAATGCATCGGATGATCGTGGTATCGATATTATACGAAATCAAATTCATTCTTTTGTAAATTCTAAAACATTTTTTAATAATGGATTGAAAATTGTAATTCTAGACGAAGTAGATTCCATGACAAAAAATGCACAACAAGCTCTTATTTATTTAATGAATGATACTTATGAAAATACACGGTTTTTTCTAATTTGTAATTATATTAGCAAAATAGATGAATCACTCCAATCTTTATTTTTGAAAATAAAGTTTAACCATTTACCCAAACAAGACATTTTAATGTTTTTGAAACATGTTTCAGAAAATGAAAAATTAATGTTAACCGATTTACAATTAAATTATATACAAGAATTATTTGGATCTGATATTCGTAGTATGATTAATTATATGCAGACGAATCAAGATAATCAACATTTCAAAATTATACATTCAGATATATGGAAAGATTTACATCAATCCCACGAACCTATGATAAAAATAAATGAAATTAGCCGCGAATACAATATGGATAAAAAACACATTATCAAAGAATATCTATATTATATAATTACACACAATATAGATACTTATGATTTGAATAAATTGAACGAAATTGAATTAGCAATTCATATATCAGATATAAATATTGATTATGTAATTCATTATATTTTCAATTCGTAATAGGATTTATGTTATAAAATTCACAAATTATATGAATTTTATATTACACTTTATTATTTATATAGTGGTATTTTGTATATTGGTAAAAATAAATATGTATCACAAAAACAAAAATAAATGTGATTTTTCATATTATTTCTATATTTTTATAACATATACATGTTTTTATGTATTAAATTTAATTACAATACCCTATGTTAAAATAGAATATTCTTATACAATTAATTTAAGTAATATTGTAATGTTTTTTTTAATTGCAGATTTTTTGTTTTATTGGTATCATATATGTATACATAGATTAGACCCTTCTATAAAAAAATATATACATGAATTACATCATGAACTAGATAATTTGGTACCACTGGATACAATTAATAATACTATTATAGAAACAATTATTATATTTTTTATAATATATTTAATTCCTACATTAATTATAACTTTAAATATTAGTGAAACAATAATAGTAAGATCTATTTTAGTTTTACACCAGTTTTATGTACACACAAATACATCATATAAATTTCCTATTCCTTATTTTATTTCTTCAAAATATCATGAAAGACATCACAGAATTGGAGGAGGAAATTACGGATCTATATTTTCATTGTGGGATAATATTATGGGAACCGCTATACCTAAAAAAATACGTAAAAAAAAGAAATTAATTAAAAAAACCAAAAGTAAATGATCAAAATAAATAATTTGATTACAAAATTTTTTGGTGAAAAATCATGTAATATTATATTAAGTATATTTGATTTTGATGAAGTATTTGATGAAACTAAATTTATAGATTTGTTACAATTAATACTACATTATAGTCCAAATTTAAAACAGACAATTGAAAAACAAAAGAATGGATATTATTGGATAAATAATAATCAATTTAATATAACAAATCATTATACAATAAAAAATGAAAAAGTAACAAATTTTGATACTAATACCAAAAATATATTGAATGAACCATTTTTACATAAAAATAAATGGCATTTTACAATATTAAATGATATAGAACATAATAAAAGTCGTATATATGTAAAAATAGATCATTCTTATTGTGATGGATATAAATTAGCAGATATATTACTTACACCATTTTCAGAAAAATCTTATATAAAACCTATATTCAAACGTACAAATCAAACCATATTTAATATTGTTTATTACTATATAATAGGTACAATTTTATTAATTATTTTATATATTAATACTCTATATAGTTTATATACAAAACCAACTATTACAAATTATTCAAATAATAAAATGAATATTATATCTTGTGGTAAAATTAAAATTAAAAAAATTAAAAAAATTACATCTAAATATAATATAACTATAAATTCATTTTTGTATGCATTAATGATTAAAACATGGTATAAATATACAGAAAATAAAGATATTATAACATTTTCACCTATTTATATAAATAACAATGATAATAATAATATTTTTTTTGTAATTAGTAAATTAAATCCATGTAAAACCGATGTACAACTTTTAACATACATTAATGAACTTTTTAATATATATAAATTTTCTCCTTTTATTTACATATCTAATATAGTACTGCACTATATATTACAATATTTACCTATGAGTTATCATTCGCAAGTACACACTACAATTTTTAAAAATATAATTTTAACATTTTCGAACATGATTGGACCATCAAATAATTTAAAAAAATGTAACCTAGATAATATTCAATATACAACAACTACAGAAAATAATGAAGTAAGATTTTCATTAATATCTTATGATAATAATATAACAACAAATGTATCCTATAGAGAAGGTATAATAACAGATAAAAAACGGTTTTTAAAATGTTACAAAGAAGCCTATCACGAATTAATTGCATTAAAGAATTGAACTTAAAGATCTAATACTAGATAGCTAAAAATGGATCTCGACGATGAATGGAATGACTTTTTGAATGATATGCCCGCGCATTTAGATCACCCAATTGTTGATCTAAATTCATCTGTTGCCCCCGAATCTACTCCACTCTATATTTCAACCAATACAATTATATCCTATTTAAATCAGCCCATTCCTTTAATTGATTTATTTTGGAAACTAACTGTTATACCATATCACGAACAACGCGAAGGAATTATCAAAAAACAGATAAAATTAAATAGTAATACACCAAGTGAATTACATAATATTGATACTAATATTTCATCCTCACCACGTTATGGTTATCGAACTACAATCAAACATATTGAAAATGAACGCGGTAATATTAAATACAAGAATGTCAGCAAAATTACAATTGGTATTTCTAAAAAAGATATTATATCCTATCGACTTAAACAGAAAGGGGCATTTTACAACTGTTTCGTACTTATTTTGCGTGTATTAATCAATGAACAATTTAAAGAATTTCATATTAAAATATTCAATACTGGTAAAATAGAAATTCCAGGTATACAAAATAGAGCACATTTACCATATATCATACAAATATTAATGAACCAATTACAAGTTTATTATCCTGAATTGTGTTATAACAAAGAAAATGAAGAGGTTGTTCTGATTAATTCAAATTTCAATTGTGGTTATTTCATTAATCGTGATAGTTTATACAATAAATTACGGTATGAAAAGGGAATTTCTGCAGTGTATGATCCATGCTCTTATCCAGGAATTCAATGTAAAATTTATTATACAGAAGAAGGCGAAATTGTTAGTACTCCAGTACCAAAAAATACAGTATCGTTTATGATTTTCCGTACAGGTAGTATTTTGATTGTTGGTAAATGTTCATTAGAAATTATTCATAAAATATATGATTATATTGTTGCATTATTACATGATTCGTTTCAAAGTATTGTAGACCATAAATGTAGCCATGTTAAACCTGAATTATTTAAAAAAAGAGTTAAAAAAACTATTTTAATAAAATAACGATTTAAAGCAATCTGATCTTTTAACAACATGTCGGAACCAAAACTACCGTGTGATTTAGTATTAAAACACGTTTCTAAGCTTTCTTTGGAAAAAGACAAACCTATTATGCTAGATTACTGGTCTCTATCCTGTGCAAAAACCGTCGTTATTGGTGTTCGCGGTGGTGGAGAAAAGTTGCTTGTAAAGAATGAAGATGAGTACACTAGTCCTATTCTAAAGGTATACAAGGTTGGCGAACAATATATTGTAGAAACCGAGAATTCTCTTTATATCGTAAGTTCTGAAATTCCAACAAAACGTATTTCGTAATTTTATTCTATTTTCATTTTTTTTAATGAAAATAAATAAATAATAAATAAATAATAAATAATAAATAATTAATAAATAGCTAAATATTCAACATATTTATTATCAATATTGATAAGAATTGTACCAATAATAATTAACAGTATACCTATAAATCCGCATAAACTAATTTTTTCATTTAAAAATAAATAGGCAAAAACAACTGTAAATGCTGGTGCAGAATACACTAATGCAGATATAATAGATGTTTCGTGACTTTTCAAAATATAATAATATAAAATATTAGTTAAATAGAGTGTAAAAACAGTAGTAAAAAAGAGAATTGCTCCAATTCGTAAATTTATTTTTTTAAAATCTTGTATAATAATTTTGTTATTATAATATGCAGTTATTGTAATTAAAAATGCATATATGATTGTAGAATAAAACATAATAGAAAGACCACTTATATGAGATAACAAATCTTTATGTATTACATTTTGAATTCCCCACAAAAAAGATATAAATAATGCAATCCATATATACGGTTTCATATAGTAGTATTATATTATTTAGTATGTTAAATACACTTAAACGTCTAATAACTAGATAATAAGAATGGAAATTATTTCCAATTTGATTGAAAAATATAAAGAAAATCCGTACATGAACGATAAACTAACTCATTATTTAATTAATTTACCATCATTTATGCAAAGTATCGAAGATCATCATATTAAAAAAACTCAACAATTACAAGAATTAACAGATAAAAAGGAAATTTATATCAAGGAATTTTTATCAAACCATGCAATTTTTTATATACCTCAAACGGAACTATTTATTGAATACATAGATTCTAATTATACTATTTTATCCGATGATGATATTGCTCATTATGTTTTATCTGAATTAACCGACAATGATCTAAAAATATGGAAATATAAAATTAAGAAAAATATTATCAAACGATTGAAAGAAAATATGTTTACTGCAAGTGTACCTGATGTGACTACTATTAAATATGTATTTCAATCATTTACAATGTTTAATTCTAAAAATCATATTAAATATTTTTTGACTATTTTAGGTGATTGTATTCTTGGAAAAAAGGACACGTTTGTTTATTTTATCGATTCTTCTTATAAAAAGGTAATTCGCAAATTTACAGAACAAATTTATGCAATGACGAATAAAAGTGTAATTGATAATTTTAAATATAAATTTTGGGATCATAAATATGATCAATGTCGTATGATTTCAGGAAAATGTCCAGAATTATATAAATTTCCTACAAAAATATTAAATGTAATTAGTGTTGCTACACATTTATCTACAAAATATACGAATGCAGAGGGATTTTTATTACAGTGCACAGACGAAAATTTTATTCAAAAAACATTATTTTTGAACATGAATACACCAGAAAATATTATTACCATGTTTATTGATGATACTATGCATAAAACGGGCACGACATCCTATAAAGACTTTTATTTTTTGTGGCGATCCTATTTGAAACAAAAAGAACTGCCCTTAATTATATCCGATACAAATTTTAAAACACTTCTTACAACCTTGAATTTATATAAAGATGATATGCTACCATTTACATCTAAACAATTATACATACAAAATGTAAAATTATTTCTTGAAAAATACCCGGATTTAGAAGATCAATATGATATATCCGAACTTGTCGACATTTATAATAAATCGCAAGAATTTAAAATAACAGAGGATATGCTAAGAGATATTATTACTTTGTTGTAAATAATATAAAAAAATACTATATACTATAGTATGGCAAATTCAAAATATTTTCAGCCATTATCTTTATCTAAATTTAAACATCCATCTGCAACCGAAAATAATAATATTATTTATATTAGTAACAGTCATTTACATGATACTCCTGTATCACGTATTTATTCCAATAATTTAAAAACATTATTATTTCCAGGATATGTTCTATTTGAAGATGTTATTTCAGGAAAAACGTATAACAACGGAGAAAAGTATAAAGTAATCTTTATTGAAGAAGATCACTTTATTATTGAAGGTTCTATTCACAGTAAAAATAATCAACAATTAGCATGGAAAAATACAACTATACCTTATCAAGAAATTCCTATTGCTTTAGAAGCAGAAGCTGAGATAGAAATAGAAATAGAACCTGTTATCGCCCACGCAATTGATTCTAAAAAATATTCTAAAAAAGGTATTCCTAAAGCTGTAAAATCACACATATGGGATCATTATATTGGTCGCCATATTAATGAACACCGTTGCTTATGCTGTAAAAAAGCATATATTAGAAATACAGATTTTGTTACTGGTCATGTGATATCCGAAGCCAATGGAGGTACATTAGAAATCAATAATTTGCGTCCCATTTGTGCAGTATGTAATAATGGTATGGGAAAAATGAATATGGTAGACTATGTAAAAAAATACGGTTATTATATTTAAAACAATGTGTACTTACCTTATTTCGTTGTCATTAATCCTTGCGCCGCTCGTACCTTAGCACTTGGATGGTTGGATCCAGTTCGCTTGGCGAAGGGACACCCCATGTGCTTGTCACGTTGTAGCCAATCCGTTCGATCCGTACAGTTGCTGGCGAAACGGGTAATGGAATAGGAGCTGGCGTACGCTGTTCCCACTTGTAGATGACAAATTTGTTGCCTTGGTAGAACTTGTCGCCGATGAGAGTGAAAAGCTCCGAGTAGCGTGCCTCCGTTTTGGGCGTAATATATAGGTTAAATATGTGCGTCATTTCTCCGCTTCGGCGTTCTTTTCCGCGATATTGTAACCGAATACCAGGCCATTTCGCTAGAAACGTCTTGATGTTGACCGTTTGAGAAGATTCACCGAGTTCCGTGGAGGCGACGACGCTAGCGATACGAGTTCCAAGAGATGAAGACATGTTACAGCCGGAATAACTCTACTTGTTTGAATTTTTGATTTCAATTTTTTTTAAGAATTTGAATAATTTTATAAATATACTTTTCCAGGTGATAAATTGGCCTATAATTATTGGTAAAATATTGTAAGAAATCAATCGTTGCATAAACTACTTCCAATTGTTTTTCATTGGACAACTGTAGCATAGAAATAATTCTCCAAATACAATTTTCAACACCTAAATCAAATATAAGAATGGAATATAATTCTTCACGTAATTCCATATACTGATGGGATTGATTTTTGATAATTTCTACAATTTTTTGACACACTTGTTTTTGCGTATCTATTTCAGGAATTGAATGCACTACATTTTTAATATTATGAATAGTGTCCGGTATGGATACTTTTAAACAATGATGGTAATGTTCTTTGGTTGGACGACATACATTAATAATGTCACATTTGGATAAAATATTATTGGGTAAAAAGGAAATAGATTCCATTAAGAATATAAATTTAATTTGTAACGGTGAATGTAAATAACTATAAAAAATTTCAAGTAATTCATTATTGACCAAATGAAAATTTTTACACACAATAAATCCTGATTTATCCGTATATTTATTACGAATAATATCCGATATTTGTATATAAATATCATTCCAAATTGTTTTTGAATTACATCCCAATAAATCAATATCTACTTCATAATGCACGTCGCTAATTTTTAAAATAAATATAGGATCCGTTGTTGTCTGAATTTTTTTCTCAAATTTCAATTTGTTTGTACTATAATTTCGAACAATACGCAACATTTGTGTATATTTTCCAACTCCAGATGGTCCATACAATATAAGATGTCTAGGTATAGAAGATACATTAATTTCTGGATGTAAATTGTTTTGATCTGATAATGTTAAATAATCATCAAATTTTTCCATACCTAATTATATACTAAATCTTTATTATAAAACTGTTTAAACTAAAGAGTATATTATAGGATATGGATATTTTTATAACTGTGTATAATTTATTTCAAGCAGTTAAAACATGGTATTATACCATAGATGAAATAGACTATTATATGATTTCTGAAGATGGACAACAATTACCATTATATAAACCGGCATCTAAACCTATTTGGGGATTTTTAACTGTATACAACAAAAACTATGAATACAAATATAAATTTTCACGGCATTTTAACATTTCAGATCCGATTCAACCTACTTATAAATGGTTCGGTTTAAGAGTAACTGTTCGCGGAAAACAATATAATTTAGAAGTCAATGAATACATGGTTGCTCCGAATATATTATTTACGGATCCAATTAAATTATGGATATGTTACAAATTAGGTATTCATCCAACTACAAAGATGATTATTTCGATTATAAATGAAGATGTTCATTTAGTCAATATATCTACTGTTGAATTATACCAAGATAATTATATAAAGATGGAACAAACTTAAACCGAATTAATTAATTCCTCTATATGAACATGAACCCTTTTAAAACAAAATGGGTATTATGGGGACATTTGCAGCATGATTCAAACTGGAATATGGATAGTTATACAAAAATTAGTACGGTTGGTCATGTTGAAGAATTGATTGAATTGTTAGATATTTTACCTGATAAATTGTTAACAAATTACATGCTATTTTTGATGCGGGATGGTATCAATCCTGTATGGGAAGATCCTCAGAATAAAAATGGCGGATGTTTTTCTTATAAAGTCGATAATAAATATGTCAAGGAAATCTGGACGGATTTGTGTTACAGTATTTTAGGAAATTCTATATCCAATGATTCTGTAAATAATACAATTATGGGAGTATCTATATCTCCTAAAAAAAGTTTTTGTATTATTAAAATTTGGATGTCTTCGTGTAAATTTCAAGATGCATCAATAATGAATATTAAACAATTAAAACCAATGAATTGCCTTTTTAAGAAACATTAAAATCTATCATTAGTATATGCCACGATCGCGTAGAAATAGAAACCGAAAATATAGAGGAGGTGTTGGACCAAATGATTCTGCAGAATCAACTGGAACATCAGCACTAACAAATGGAGCACTAACAACTGGAGCAAATTTAACAACAACAGCACAAAAGTCTGTATCCGATGCTTTTTCATTCGTAACTAATGCATTTGGTACTAAACCATCTGCAAATGCTGCAGAAGCACCTCCACCAGAATCGGCACCAACAGAATCGGCACCAACAGAATCGGCATCAGCAGAATCGGCATCAGCAGAATCGGCATCAGCAGAATCGGCACCAACAGAATCGGCACCAACAGAAGCGGCACCAACAAATCCAAATCCAGCAAATCCAAATCCAGCAGATCCAAATAAAAGTGGCGGTAGCCGAAGACGTAAAAGTAAAAAACGTAGATCTAGACGCGGTGGCATGCCTGGTTTTGCAAGCGAATATGGTGTAGTTATGAGCCGCAAATCCAAACGGTCCCGCCGGTCCAGAAAATTTCGTAGACGTTAAAAATCATCAAACGTATACCCCTGTTTTAAATAGTTACAAATTCGTTCTGGATGTAGAGATTTAGCCATTATTTCTTCTTTTAAACATGTCGTCCTATACACTGTACGACATCTTTTATAATTATACTCAAAAATACACGGATTTGCTGATAAACTTATCCAATCTATTTTATCCAAATTTTGTAGTATCAATTCCTCTGCACTTGTATTTACACATAAGGAGGACCAAACAATTCGTTCTGGATGTTCTTTCAAATATTCGATCACCATCGGATTTGTATTACGACAAAAATTACTCCATTTTATTTTTTCAGGATTTTTCAATAACATTTTTACTGCACTTGAATTTGTATTGATAGATAATCCAGTCCAATTGATTTTTTCAGGATATTGGTGTAACAATTCCATTGCACTCGGATTTGTTGACAAATAAAACCAATCAATTTTATCTATATTATTGGATAATAATTCAACTGCTTTTGGATTTTGCGATAATAACACTGTATAATTTAACTTTTTAATTTTATCAAAATTTTCAACGATCATATCAATTGCAAATGGATTTGACAATAAAGAATACCAACATATTTTACTTGGATTTTTTTTAAGACGATGTATTGCCGTTATAGTTTGATTATTCGATACATAATTCCAATCCAAACAGTCATCTGGAATTG